TTAGTTGACCTGAGAGAGGGCTTTCAGGGTCCGTTTGTCTTCCTGTCGTTGATCTTCTTTAATCATATGAGCGTAAACGTTACGTGTAATGGAACTGTTTTTATGGCCTAGTCGTTTGGAGATGTATTCCATCTTTACACCACAGTAGAGCAAATAGCTAGCATGGGTGTGACGTAGACCGTGGAAGCTAATTCGTTTGATCCCCAATGAGTCATGGTACTTTTTAAGCAGATTATCACATGCTCCCGGAGATGGAATACGGCCACGCTTGTTCATGAAAACTAGATGATCTGGGTTATCCAATTTAGCTGACATCTGTAAAGCGTGTAGTGTTTTAAGATGATTTAAAAGATCGTCAGTTACGGTTATTGTACGAATACTCGATTCAGTTTTTGTTTTCTTGAATTTTTGACCATAAACATAATCCCATGACTTATTAACACGGATAGTCTTATTTTGCCAATCAATATCAGTCCAAGTGAGTGCAGAAACTTCGGCTACTCGCATACCGGTTAGTAGGCCAGTATAGATCATTGATTTTCCGGTAGAAATTAGTTTGATATTTTTATTGACCTCGGCAGCTAGTGTTTGCATGTCTTCCGCGTCAAGGTATTTTAGTTGTGCTGATTTACCAGCGTGACCACCTAATTCAACATGCAAGCAGAAATCGGTCTTTATTAAATTATCAGCCACGGCATCGATAACTGCAGCATGAATATGGCCATGTAATTTTTCAACGGATGACTTGCTGTGATATGGTTGATCATCTGTCAGTTGTCGCTGTGTGCGTTGCTTAGTATTACCGTGCACAAATTCATTAATAAATTGTTGATAACGTAGCCTTGTCATTGATGATAGTTGAACGTTGGGTAGTAACTCAGCAATTTGACGAAGAGTATATCGATATTCTTGTTCTGTAATTTGGGCAACTTTGCCAAATTTATAGGTTTCTAACCATTTCTCGTAGTAATCTGTAAAGATTGTTGTTGTATCAGCCTTCCCTATGGATTGATCAAACTTAGCTTGCTCCAATTTAGTGGCCCACTGTTCAGCTTCTTTTTTACGAGAAAAGCCACTCTTATTTTTAAAGTGCCGTTTGCCAAATTCATCATAGTAACTAACGCGAACGGCCCATTTGCCATTTTTCTTTTTAATACTTGCCATTTTTAATTTCCTCCTTAAATTTCACCTAGGCGGGTAGAATTTTAAGGACTTGCGGGCATCACCTTCTTAAATTAAAATATAGGAAGTACTTAGAGACTGATGTAAACGTACGTTTGTGTTAAAATTCAATATACGGAGATGATAACTAATGAATACTGGTAAAAAAATATGGACTATCACGGTGATCATTTGTTATCTTATACTGATTGGATTAAGCATATTCAATCCCTTGTTTGATAGTAAAACTGTTAAGACAATTGAAACGGTTTTTTCACTAACAACTGCATTAGTAATATATGGTTACAATCACTGGAATTGGTTATTTGTGGACGTTAGAAAAGTATGGGTCTATTTCCGTGGAGATACCGTTTCTTGGCAGGGAGAATATCGTTGTTTTATTAACGACACTCAGCAATGGAGAACACTTGTAAAAAAATTTATGCAAGAAATCGAAAAAGATTCTGATGTTATCCACAGTTCACCAATCCAGGAAGGTTATACGGATATTTCCCTTACACACAATGGGGTGAATTGCACAGTAAAACTATCAATGGATGAGGGACCGGGTTATAAAGCTGTGTTGATAGCATATTCTGCGAGTACTGCTTATCGTGATTCCAAAGAGCAAGTTGTTTTTTTTAGAAAGCTAATTAATATTCTAAACCGTTCTAGTGAGAGCGAAGCAAATCTAGCAAATATTGATATGGCAGAATCATTGCACAATAGTTTGAGCGTGAATATTGCATTAAAAAGGTATAATCCTTTTTATAGAATTCTGTTACATCATTTCGACAGAATTGACAAGTCAGAGAAATGGCAACTGAGCGTTACTAATAAGAATGTGAAAGTAAATATGAAACCACACAATCTTAAAGTTCAAGGACGCGATGTAGATGCTGTATTTACAGTACTTAAAGAATATATAGCAGTTTCGACTATTGGTTGATGACTAGCAACGTATCCATAGCTAGTTGTAAATAAGGCTTTTCATGTTCATTAGCATCTGGTTTACTGTAAATTACCAATGCTCCCTTTCTTGAAAATCCAATCGTCCTAGCCTTTCCGGCAACGTCCAATTGTGCCATTAAATAGGTGGCAGTTTTATTATCGATTGCTTCGTTTGCTTCATCATCATTTTGAACACCAGCCCCAAAAAAGTGTTTAGTATCGACTGAAGTATCATCTACATTAAAGTACAGACCTTTGGCATTTGTTTCAAATTTTGATATTTTGCCGAAATCAAACTCAAAACGAGATAAATTACCAACCTTTGTTCCATAATTATCCGTAAGTGTTTCAACAAAACCTTTTACAATTGTTGTTGGAGCCAAAATGAAAATTATGTTGTTTGTTTTATTGTAAAAGAGTGGAAAGGTATTAGATTTTTTATACTCGTCAGCGGGAACATATTGACCAGTAGTTAGTTGTTTAACTAAGATGTCTTCATTTATGGTCACGTTGTAAGTACATGTGTATTCCTGTAAGGTTTCATGATTAATTACTAATGTTTTTCCGACTGGGGATAGGCTACCGGCGTCTTCTAAAAAACTAATTGAGTCAGTAACATCAAAACGGTCTACATGAAAAATACTAATTGATTTCATAATTATTGGCTTCCTTTGTACGATGATTTTTAATTTAGTGGTGTCTTTCAGGTTCTGACAAGAGTGGAATGAATTTTTTTATGGCTTTAATTCATGTTCCAAACGATATTGTGTTTGCTTTTCGCCAAATGTTTTCATATAATCCGGAGTACTTTGTAGTGCCTGTAGTGCGGTCATTCCTTGATGTTCCATCTTATAGGCAGCAGGGGACTCACCGTACTTATCAACGAAGCCAGAAAGTGTCTTTTCATCCATTGATATTCCCAATGTTTGAGTTGACGAGCCATTCTCGGCAGCTTTTTGAGAACTAGCAACAGCTGCTGAATCTACTGAATAAGATGAACTGCTGGAACTTGTAACACTACTAGTACTTATTGAGCTTTCAGAATTGGCTTGAGAAGCTGATTTTTCACTTGCAGCAAGTGCTTTGCTTTGTGAAAGTTCCCGAGCCTTACTCTCAGAACGTGATTGAGCGAGACTCTCTGAACTTTTGCGTTTTGCTTTACTTTCAGATTGGTCTCGTTTTTTACTAGCTAGAACGCGACTTGACGCTGACCGACTAGATGAACTGCTTATCTTATTGCTAGAATTGTTATTGCAAGCAGACAACGTGATAATTGTAAGCAACGATACCCCGATTGTTGCTAATTTTTTCAATTTACATTCCTCCAAAGATCTATTTCCCCAAATATCCCCCTGTATTAGGCCGAACTTAAACAGCTTTTACCGACATCCGTATCTGGTCTATATCGTTAACCACATCCCAGACTTTGATCAGTGAGAGTGTGTTTTTTGTGTTACAACGCGAGCGGCAGGAGTCGAACCTACGTGATGCTTGTTGAAAGCAGGGAACCTTGTATGACTTTTGTTGTTCTACCGTTGAACTACGCTCGCATAATGCCCGCTAGGCTGGTAGTGGGCGAGGGTGCTACTTTCGCTTGTGAATCCAGTAAACTAACATGACGACTAACGCTATGAAGCAAATGATACCAATTACAACATTGAAATCGAACACGTGTTCACTGTACGTTCCTACATACAATTCCATAGCTAGTCTGAATCTTTACCAGTAACGGTTATTTTACTAGCAACTAGTGACGGCACAGTGTTACTTCCACCAATTTTGGTATCATATGATTGTCTCTTTGAAAAAACACCTTGAATGTCCACATAATCGTCTTCGACTGCTGGTGTTTTACCATCATAGGCAACCATAAACGTGTGGTCTGGATCATCGTCTGTGTATACTAGAAGGACTGTTTGGCCGTCTTTTTCGTCAGCTTGAAGTACTTCAGCCCTTGAAATATGATATGATTTTCCAACCCAATCATCAGACTTGACAAAATCACCATAAGTATATTTTTCTGCGTTATTTTCGCCTTCAGTTGCATTGTATGAATCACTAGTATCTGAACTACTGTCACTGCTACTAGAACTACTGTCAGAATCTTTATATTCAGTAATAGTCAATTGCAACTTGGGACTTTTATAACCGTGATATGTAGCATAAACAGTATATTTTCCTGAAACAAGGTAATCGTCACTAAACTTTCCTTTTTTATTGGCTTTTACAGTGTCTGAAATTCCATCTTCACTAGTAGGTTTGAAATGAACAGTTGCTCCGGGAGTGGCTGTCCCCTTTACGGTAGTTACATTATCAACTTTATTTTGATACAAAGAAACACTAACTGTTGTGTTTCTAGTGTTTGACTTGTCATTAGAAGATGTACTCGTTGATTTTATTCCAGCAAATAATAGCAGTGCAAAAGAAAAAAACACTACAACGATTGAATATATAGACGTCTTTTTCCATTTGCTTAGTTCTTGGCCTTTAGCTTTCTTAAAAATCCATCCAATTGTTGACACAATAAATAGTACAATTGCTATTAAAAATACTAAAAAAGACAATACCCCTAATGTTTCCACAACAAATTCCTCCAAAAAATAGAATTTCAGCTTTTACCGACATCCGTATCTGGTCTATAAGTTATCCAAACATAATATTGAAACTCCGTATAGATTGCCTATCAGCATATCCTTCAGCACGTAATACTTCCACTAATCTTGCGTTTGTTAGGTTACCGCTATCATTTTCGTAGTGTGAAGCCTCATGCAATGCTGTTTTAAGCCAATCAATGTCATCTTGAAGAGTATTGATATAGACGTCAGTGCCGACGATACAGCCATGATAGTGTGGATTGTTGACTTCGATACTCCAAAATTTAAGTTGTGGATACATATCTTCAATCTTTTCCAAGTCTGTCATACCGGTCACCTACAGTCTACGACGAAATTTCATTGCTTCCTTGACCATATTTATTATGGCCTGACGTTCCTCATCTGATATATCCGGGTCAATAGAGTAGGCAATTAATTTTTGATTCTTTGTCAGGTTATCCGATGAAGTGGAGGGATCTGGATTATCTGTATTGCCCAATAAGTAATCAACAGAAACATTTAGAACATCGGCAACGGCTTTGACCTTGTCGACAGAAGGTGTTTTTGTTTTCCACGAATAAATAACATTCTGTTTAAATCCCACTTTTTCGTTTAATTGGGCAAGGGTTAACCCTCTCTTTTTAGAAATTTCTTTTATTCTATCAAACATTGTCATAATGGTATTTCTCCTATGTTTGATGAACAGCAAATAAACTTTAGTTATAAAAGTGTTGCAATTATTAAACTATAGTTGTATTATTAATTCATCAAGTAATCAAGCAACAAAATACACATCTATCAAAACAATAACTTTGGCGAGGAATTGCGGTAGTAGTAGGTTTTGAATTGCTTATTTAATATGCCTTAATATTAAACTATAGTTTAATTAAAGTCAATAATACTTGATAAATTACTTTACAAAAAAGGAGATGTTTTTATTGATTGATATTGAGCCTGGACGTAAGGCGGTTAGAAAATATATGACAGAAAAAAGTATTACTTATCGTATGGCCGGAATATTGTTTGGCAAAACTCCGCAATGGATTCAACAAGTGGTTAGTGGGAAAGCAAAAGGGCCAGAAGCTACTGCACTAATTATTAGTATGATTAACGAATTTGGAATATAAGGTTAAACAACCAGCATAGAAAGGAATGATCCACATGAATGATTTAGTAATTATGAAGAATAAGCAAGCTGTTACTAGTAGCTTGCAAGTGGCAGAGGTATTTGACAAGCAACATAAGCATGTTATGGAGGCAATCCAAAACAAACTGGACTCAGCCGAAAATTCGGCTCAGTACGATTCGATGTTTTCCAAGGGATTTTATAAAGACCGAAGTGGTAAATCTAATCCAATGTATTACATGAACCGTGACGGGTTCAGTTTCATTGCTTTCGGGTTTACAGGTAAAAAGGCGGATGCGTTCAAGCTCAAATACATTGAAGCGTTCAACTCTATGGAAGAACAAGTTAAATTGCCAACGTCACCGCGCGAGATTGCAAGATTGGCATTGCAAGCCAATGAGGAAACTAATCAGCGCCTAGATAGTGTGGAGGGCGATGTGAAAGACCTCAAAGAGAACCAAGTTATTCCTAATCCTGAATATAGTGCGCTTAACCGGCGTGTTAACCAGCGCGTGTCGGAAGTTGCACATAGCTATGGCCATATCACACAGAAACAACGAGGCGAGCTGTTCAAGGATATTGGCAGTGGAATCAAGAAGATTGCTAACGTGAGCGCTCGGTCAATGCTACGCAAGAAGGACTACCAGATGGTAATGGACTTCATTAATGATTGGGAGCCGTCTACAGCAACTAAGACAATCATTCGGCAGACGTCACTTCGATTCGACAAAGAGCCAGCATAGGAGGATTAGCAATATGACAAAAACACTAAAGCAACTAGTACACGTATTATGGGCAATCGAAAAAGACCTCCATGTTATCGCAAATAACACGGGGGCCCGTAAAATCAAAGACTTACCAAAGCGTCTAACCCAAGGTCAAGTAAATGGTAGAAGTCTTAATCTGGGAAATAATCATAAAAGTCATTCTTAACATGTGCCAAATCTGCTTGGTAAAAACCTTTTGAATCTTTAACAAGAATATGACTAAAGTCCATGTTTTTAAAACCAGTTTTAGTTTTTGTGTAGATAAGAGTAAACCCATTATTAAACTTGAGTTTGTAAATTACGTCCCCATTTGGCTGTTGAGACGCGCTCTTTTCATCAACAGAGGCTCCATCACCGTCAAAATTAAATGTGTCAATTGTCATAAGTTTTCACCTCGATTAATTGGAATAACAAAATTATACACCGAAAGGAGTGATCAGGATGGACAGTTTGGTAAGTGCTTTGTCGAAGCTTTTCACGCAAGCATATGAACAGGGAGTTGCGGACGGGCGTAATCAGCAGGCTGTTGATCACAAGATGATTGGACGCAAAGATTTCTACTCTGAGTTTGGAATCAAGGTTGATTCATTCGACAAGCACTATCGCGACAAAGAGGGCTTCCCAAAGCCAGAAGAAGATGGCAAATGGTACGCCCCAGCAGTCGAAAAATGGTTATTGAATCATCAGAATTTAAGTAACTAAAACCTAGGCGGGTAGATGATGATTCAATTCATAAGGAGGAATTGCCATGGTAGAAGTAGCGGTATTAACCTGGGCACTAACAACCGTATGGTACAAACGCCGTGAAATTAGAAACTGGTTTGGAATTTAAGGAGGAAATGTAATGGTAAGAGACAAAGATGCATTTGTTGGACTTGGCAATAAATTAGTTGCCAATGCTGACAAGTCACAAGCAAATGATTTACTAGTTGAAATGAATGTTGCTAGTTTGTCAGGCCGCCATTCAATCATCTGGGACAAGTCTGGAATTAGTGTGGGTGTTATCAACACGCTATCAGAAGAAGACATTTCAGTTAGTAAGTGTCCTGGTGGCGGCTATGTCATTGATTGGCAAGAAGCATTAGAGATGGAGGAATGATCATGAAAATTCATGTAGGTGATCGAGTGAGTTACAAGGCTGAATATAGTTGTGGTCAGCTGATAAGAGAAGCCGGCGTTGGCAAAGTAGTGGATATTAAAAAAATCCCGTTCACATTGCGCACTCAAAAAGATGTGGCTGTAGTTGAACAAAATGGACAGCAATTCGAGATTATTACCAATGGTATTCAAGTAATTAAGTAGGGGGAATATCATGCAAAAAGTATCAATTTTACCACTCCACGAGTGGAAACGAGTGCAAAAAAAGCCATCGCTAGTAACGGCTAACGATGGACTAATGGAAGAGATGCTCAGTACCAACATCTACTCTATTCCAAAGCAGTCTCGTTTGCAAGTGCTAAGAAAGCGAGGACGGTAGTTATGGAAAAAATTATTAACAATCACATCAAGTTTCTAAAGCGTGTTATCAACAGCATTTGGATCAGTGATGGCGAATCGCTGGCCAAGTTGTACAAGATGTTGGATAAGAGTGAAACATAATTGAACGAATTACGGGGGCTAATTTGATGATCAATGAATTGCTTAAAGAAGAGCTAAAAACGGTTAATGATCGTGAACAAGAAGGCTTTAAAATTAATTCGCTACAGTCTGCTGACTGGGCGATGCGTAAGTTACAAGCAATCGAGAAACATGATCAGGAAGTCAAAGAAGCAGCACAAGCAGATATTGATCAAACAATTGCTTGGCGGGATCGAAAACTTACTGAAAATGAATCTAGTCGAGAATATTTCCACGGATTGCTGAAGGATTATCTATATCGTGAACGTCAGCATGACAGTAAATTCAAAATCGATACTCCACATGGAAAAGTCACGACTCGTAAGACACCGGCAGGCCTGAATTATGATGAAACAACGGTACTAAAGTCATTACGAGACCAAGGAATTAAAGAACTTATTAAAACCAAGGAAACCATCAAAAAAACTGATTTAAAGAAGTCCGGAACGATTATTAATGGAAAATTCGTGCTTGAAGATGGACAGATTGTTGATGGTGTAACTGAGAAGCCAGCCAGTGAATCCGTTAAGTTTAGTTTGTAGGAGGCAAAATGAAGTTTTATGCGGATGGAAACATTCCGGTTATACCCAATATGTACTTCATATATGGTGATGGTGGTACCGGTAAGACCAGTGTAGTGAAACAGTTTGTAGGTCACAAGCTGTTGTTCAGCTTCGATATGTCGAGCAATGTTTTGATTGGCGATAAGGACGTCGATGTTATTATCTTTGAACATCGTGACATGCCAAATATCCAGGCAATGGTTGAACAATATGTCATGCAAGGAATTTCAGATGCTAAGTATCAGGTGATTGTATTAGACAATATCACAGCGCTTCAAAACTTGGTATTAGAAAATATTGATAATGCCGCAAAGGACAATCGCCAGAATTATCAAAAATTACAATTGTGGTTTAGAGATCTCGGTACGATTTTGAAAGAAAGTGGCAAGTCCGTATATGCTACTGCTCATCAACTTGACAATGGTTCATCAGGTATTAGTGGTGAAGGTAGATACCAAGCTGACATGAACGAAAAGACGTTCAATGCGTTTACTAGTATGTTTGACCTCGTTGGCCGGATCTATTTGACGGGTGGCGAACGCATGATTGATTTAGATCCCGAAAAGGGGAATCACGCCAAGAACCGAATTGATAATCGCAAATTGATTAAAGCAAATGAACTAATTCAAATAACTAAAGGAGCAAAATAAAATGGCACTTTTTACAGTAGATTCAAATAACACTTTCGGACAAACTGTCGAAGAAGCAGGTAAATATAATGTGGTTATCGCGTCTAGTTCGCAATACACGAAAACCAAAGAGGCTGGCAAGCCAATGGCAATCTTTGACTATGAGGTTTTAGACGGCCCATACAAAGGTGGCCTAATCCGGTTTGACAATGAGGTCTGGGACAGTACTTCGGAGGACAAAGCCAAGTTGTCCGCCAAACGCTTCAATACCATTGCAGTAGCTTTAGGCGCAAGTAATGGCACGGTATTTGATTCAATTGAACAGTTTGTCAGTCAAGCAGTAGGTCATCAATTGGCAATCACGGTTGATTGGGATACTGGTTCAAACGGAAAAGCCTATTTAGCGGTTAAAAGCTACGAGCCGTTTATGCAGGATGGTAGCAAACCGAATGGTGTTAAGCGGCCAGCAGGCAGTAGCAATACAGGAAATAGTGACTTTGGCAATCACAAAAGCACAAGTGGTGGTTTTGGCATGACGACTAATAAGCAACAGGGTAATGGATTCAGCACTCCAGCAAGTAGTAATGCTGGTAATACGCAAGCCCCAGGATATAGTAAGCAATCAGCTAATAGTTACCATGGCGGTGGTTTTCCCCCAATTCCAGACGGATCGCCCTTCTAATTTAAACTGGTTATTAAACAAAGCTTCCAAACATTGGGGTGACTAGATGCAACAGTCACGAGCGCAGTTAATTGAGCAGGATGGCCAATACTATTTGGTTACACGGTTAGATAAGAAGCCTAATTTAGACCATATAGAGACCGTTAGCGGCTCCCACAGCCAATTTTATGTGGATTGGGAAATAGCTGACACACGTAAAGTTAGGCCACAACAGCGACGCTTGTTCTTCGCGTTGCTTAGTGACATCTATACGTGGTCAGGTATGCCGACAGACTTCTTGAAAAACTTGTTTTATTTGCAGTATGAGTCATATACGTTTGGCAAACAGATTAGCCTGTCAGACACCACAGAATCGTCTGTGAGCGATGCTAACCAGTTGCTAGATCTAGTCATCGACTTCATGTTTGAGTGGCACGTACCGTTCAAGGAAGGCTATAAGCTATTGCCACGTGAACAAGAATATTATCTGTTTCAATGTTGCCGCCACCGAGTTTGCATGATATGTGGTAATCGTGCTGATATCCATCATGTAGACGTTATCGGAGCCGGCTTGAACAGAACACACGTTGACCATACCAAACGACACGTTATGGCGTTGTGTCGAGTCCATCACAGCGAGATTGAGCAAATTGGCTCCGTGGCATTTAGTGCAAAATACCACGTCCCGGTAGATGGCGTAAAACTAGATAAAGAAACATTAAAACGAATTGGCTTGAAAGGTAAATACAGCAGTGACTAATACACCGGGTGGGTGGAATGCCCACTAGTAAATAAGGGAGGATTAAAAGATGGCACAAAGGAGAATGTTTAGCAACCGTATAACTGATAGTGCCAAATTTTTAAAGATGCCGTTGAGCAGTCAGGCACTCTATTTCCATTTGGGGTTGCATGCGGATGATGATGGTGTTGTAGAAGCGTTCTCAGTTATGCGGCAAACTGGTGCAGTTGAGGATGATTTACGAATACTAGTAGCTAAGAATTTTGTAAATGTTTTAAACGATGATCTAGTGGCCTATATCACGGATTGGAACGAAAATAATCGAATTCGAGCGGATAGAAAAGTGGATTCGATATATAAAGACTTGTTATTAGAAATTCTGCCAAACATAGAATTAACTGAGCCCAAGCCGCGTGCTGACACGGGTAAAGTTACTGGACGTCCAATGGACAACCAATGGACGGACAATGGACCGCATAGGTTAGGTAAGGTTAGGTTAGGTAAGGTTAGTAAAGGTAAGGTAAACAAAGATAGTCACCATTTGGCAAAGCCAAATTATGACCCGTCTTCTCAGCCATACAAAATTGCTAGTCACTTGTTGACCAGAATTAAGCAACGGCAACCTGACTTCAAAGACCCCAACTTACAGAAATGGGCTAATGATATTCGATTGGCACACGAACGTGATCATCGTGATTATGAAAAATTAGATTGGTTAGTAGATTGGTCACAGGATAATTCATTCTGGCAAGCAAACATTTGGTCGGCAAGGAAGTTACGCAAGCAATATGACACGCTCATGGGTCAGGCTAAACGTGATCATCCGACTAATGTTGCACCGCAAACACGAGAGGACTGGTTTGGCTAATGGAAAACGTAACAAAACTATTCAATCAAGCCACGATTCAAAAAGTAGTAGCGGCTAGAGGCATTGACACGACTAAGTTGCCAACCAAAGAAGAATTGGATCATCAAACGATTGATCGGGCGAATGCGGGCGTAATTGCTAATCGGAAACGGTATTACTATCGTATGTCAGTCTGGTCCGGAGGTGTGCCACTACGATTTAGCTTTAATGATTGGCAGGTTGATAAACAGCCTAATCAAGCCAAAGCTAGAGAGCTTGGCAATCAAGCATTTAAGTTAGCTAGGCAATTAGAGACTAACCAGTTCAACGTAGCGCTGGCAGGTGGCCCCGGTGTTGGCAAAACATCATTAGCACTGGCAATTATGTATCAGCTAATGAGCGTAGGGCAGACAGCAATGTTTGTCTCAACAGCTGAGTTGCTACGACTGGTAAATGAGAAATACGAAGCACCGGACGTACGTCAACGGTTACTATACGTTTTAAAAGACATGCAAAACGTTGATGTTCTAGTTTTAGACGACTTTGGTACTGAAGGCGGTAAGCCAACTGAAAAAGGGTTCTACAAGCCAGTACACAAAGATTTGCAGACACTGATGTATCAAGTGGCGAATGCGCGTTGCGATTTTGATCATAACGAAGTCAAACATATCACCATCATTACGACTAACAACACACGTAAACAATTAGAAAGTATGTATGATGGCAAAACAATCGATCGCTTATATACCAAGGATACTAGCTGTCAATTGCTGTTTGACAATATGGAAGGAGTCAGAAGTGTATGAGCTGTGAATTATGTCATGGTAGTAAAGTTGTTCAGCAACCACTTGGGAGTTATGGTTTCACGTTTGGGCCATGCCCAAATTGTACGAATGAGATACATGATCATTACGAGCAGGAGCTTGAAAGGAAGTTAGCCTATGGCAAGCAAAAATTGGCCTAAAGAACTGGAAGTCATTCATAAGCTAGAAGCGAGATATGGCAGCATGGATAAAGTGCCTAATAGCAAACTAGCTAACTTGCATAAGATGCCTGGGATTAAGGCCGTACCAGACGATTACACGGAGATTACGCGTACCCAGTATCATGCCATTAAATTAGTTATGGCAGGCAAGCAGGGTAAAACTAGGACGTCTCGGGAGCTAAAACGGAGTAACAGTTGGATTGATAGGCGTATTCGTGCGATTGACGAAAACAAATACTACATTACGGAGGACGAAGATGCCTAAACACACAAAGAAACGTTCAACGATTAAACGGAAACACCGGCGCATGAAGCAACACGCTGAAGCAAACAAAGCTAAAACGCTGGATAGTAAGCAATTGGCCAAGGAATATGAGCCGTACAACATTAATAAGCGGTCGTTCGGGGAGGATTAAAAATGAGTGAATCATATGAAGCAATAGAATGGATCTTAAGTCAATTGGCACAGGCCTGCTAGTGATAGGAGATGGCGACGATGATTAAGTTTAGATCGCGGGACAAGGAAACCAACAAGTATTTTGAGCCAACTTATGGAGGCGGACAAATGAATGTAGTTCAAGTTGATGAATTAAAGATTGCAGTTAAAGCACATAATATTAGCTTGTTTTCAAAACGGTCAGAATTTAATATTACTCCAAGACTCATTCGTATTTTTGAAGATGCAGGGAAGCAAGCGTGGAAAAAGCTGAATTATCATGATGTGGCCGGACTCGGAAATGATTACTATGAATATTATGATAAGAAGCTTGATAATAATGGTTACCTTGGAATTAGGGATAATCGTTTAGTAATCGAGCGACCTTATGGATCGGATGAGAGGCTTTATCAATTCAATAAGGCCAGATTTGAAACTTTTATGTACGACTTGCATTTATGGGAGGGGCACAAATGACTGACACCGAATACGTCAAAGCAATTCAAATGAAAGCCACAGTTGCCAACCTGGAAATGAACGCGGCACTGACAACTAAGCAACAGGCACAAATTGGTCAGGACTTCATTGCTGACATTGTGGAGTTGAGTGAAAGGGGAACTGGTAGTGAAACGAACGACAATTAGAAAAGTGGAAGATATTCTACGTGACTATCCCAAGATTGACAAGTATATCGAGAAACGTGAACAGGAATTGCGTTATCCAACTGTGCCACGTGATGATAATGTCGGAGGTGGCAAGGCACAATACAAGTACCCAGAAACAACGCTCAACACGATTATCACGATTGATGACGATCGACGCATTAATGCTTTGAAACATCAACGGGAAGTGATTGACGATTGCCTAGATGATGTGGGACATGATACGGAAGTTATTGTTACTGAATTGTATTTTAAGAAGCACCAGCAATACACGATTGATGGACTTATTACAAATCATTTAATCAACGTTAGTCATACTAAGGCGTTTAAATTAAGGAACGAGTTTATTATGGAATGTGCTAAGGGATTAGGTTTATATGAAATCGCGTACTAATTGCGTATTTTTGACCCCTATAATCGTGCTAAATTTGTAGTATGCCAAATGTGATTGACGCGCATGAAGTAATCCTCCAAATTACAGACTGGTAATCGCTGTGGGCTAATTGGTAAGCCACAATGGGATGTAGGTTCGAGGCCTACCGGCGATATTGTTATACAGCATGGTCACTCATGAGGACTAAAACTGTATAACGTGATTTGTTAGCTATTGGGACTGCTCTGATAGCTCGTGGTAAAATCTTCGGAGACGACAAGCAGATTGGCACTCAATGATGAAGAAGTTAGCCTTTTCGATATGTCTTTTTGGCTAACAGGTGCTTGTGGCGGAATAGGTAGACACATGTCAGACGCGAGTAACGGGTATCTGCTGACAAGGATATGACCACACGTCATGTAGGGTGCGAATCCCTACCAAGCACATTAAACGCGTCCGCGGCTCCAAAACGGACAACCTTCAAACTGCTCTCGCTTTTTAGCGGGAGTTTTTGTATAGTTAGACTAGTTTGGAGGCATGAAAATGAAATTAGTGATTGATTTTTTTAAAACGCATCTAGTAGTATTTTATAGCTTAGTTTTTTGTCTTGTCCCATGTGCCGTGCTGCTTTTGATTTTTTGTTTATCAAAGGTTCCGTGGAAATTTATAGCGGGAACAAATGATGGCTGGCTTGGATTCTGGGGAGGATATTTGGGCGCAATAATTACCATTCTCGGTGTTTTTATGCAAATACGATCTGAAAGAAAATCTGAAATTGAAAAGTCCAATCAAGAAAGAAAGAGACAGAAAGAAAAATTTGAACAGGAAATGCAGACAGAAAAAATTAGATTTGAGAATGAGAGAAAAGTGGCAAATGAACAAATCAAGCTACAACAAATCGCAACTCTTCAAAAAGAATCGCTGGTATCTTTACTAGTGTTGATGGAAGATCTTCAGGATGCTTATGATTTGTTGGCAAATCATTACACAGAACTAGAGAGTTCAGTACCTTGCTATCAGTTAGATGGAAAAGGATGTTTGCCTCCAAGTGAGCAATCTAATGCTAAAGATTTCGTGTTTAATATGAATTATTACGCTACAGATAATAAAGTACAGTATAGTCATGACAGTATAGAAAAATTGCGTTTGAAAACTATTAAATTTAAAATTAATCATCTTCAATTTTTCCCTTTTGTATCAGATAAGAATTATCTCGGCAATTCGGAGTCGTTGAGTAGGTCGTTAGATGAAATTATAAAAAATCTAAAAGGAGATTTTTTAATAGATCACTATATTAATTTGCTGTCTAGTTATTTTTCAACTTATCAAAACGATGGTGACCTCCAAAATATAGTTGCTAATGTAAACTCGACAGCTCGAGATGGGCTTTCTAAAAAAGTTAGTTCGTTTAATTTTGATTTACACAAAAGATATTTTGATAGTGTCCTTAAAGAATCTCTTCTAATTTCTAATGAGTATGCTATGAATAAAAAAATATGATATTGTGTAGCGTTTATTATGTTGAAACAAGTCTTTAGATAAGTATTATTTAATTTAGACGGTTTGTACTAGTTAAGAAAGCGTCGTGCTAAACAGCATGGCGCTTTTAGTTTGGAAAAGAAACGGAGGAAGCAACATGCCAAGAACCAGAAGATGCCGCTATCCTAACTGCCATGCAATGGTTACGTTCCCTGACCACTATTGTCAGCAACACTATGAGCATGAAGCTGAGTACTTAGCTAGTCGGCAACGTTGGGCACGTAGCAATGACAAACAATACACTCACAAGTACAACACGATTACACGTTATCGCAATGAGGATAAGCGCCAGCAATACAACTTCTATCGCACAAGACAATGGTCACATCTAAGGCAACAAGTCCTAGAGCGTGACCATTACTTGTGTGCTTACTGCAAAGTGCAAGGCGTCATCACACCTGCTAAGACAGTTGATCACATTGTGCCGATTGAGTTTGACGAAACACTGAAAGCGAATGTTGATAACTTAGCTATTGCCTGTGGTAAGTGTCACCGTGCTAAGACGGAATGGGAACAAAGCTACTATGGCACTGGTCAAGGAAACGAGTTGCAAAGCGTAACACCGATCAATGATGTATCAGCAATCGTTGTGTTAATGAATGAGAAATAAAGTTTGGAATAAGTTCAATCAATTTATTGGCACTTGTCGCTCGATTTGAGCGGCTCTAAATTTATGAATGTAATTAGTCGCGATAATTATTAAAACAACCCCGCCCCCTAACACGTCCCAGGAAGAGCACACACATTGCCGTTATTTTGTGATAGAAACAATTTTTGAAATTTTTTAGGTAGGGGGGGCAACCAATAATGAAAGGAGGCAGATAAAATGAAAAAAGCGGATAAAGACGTCAACGACGGTCAATTAACGCGCACACCGCCAGCTTACTTAGGCCGGCAAGCTAAGGTCGTTTGGCGTAGATTAGTGCCTTTTTTAGAAGAAAATACCCCGGTTAAGCGCATTGATAGCGGGCTTGTAGAGCAATATGCGTCCCAATATGAGATTTATCGCAATGCATATAAGCACATTCAAAAAAATGGTGAAGTTCAGGCAATCTATAAAACGTTACAAGATCAGACCGGTAAAAAAATTGGCCAAGACTTCTTAGGCTACAAGCGAAACCCAATGACTCAAATTTACGATTCAGCGGTTAAAAATCTAACTAAATTAGGCGCCGAATTGGGACTATCACCAAAATCTCGCAGTGATCTGCTCAAATTAAACCTAGATGACCACAAAGACGAACGTAGTGTCGCTGATCGCATGAAAGAATTTCTAGGAGGATAATAATGAAGATTGATTTAACACAAACCCATGATGTTATTGGATCTTATCAATCATTAGACTGCTTAGCAATTCGTCATCAATACACTGATGAGGGCACAAAATATGCCTTTGAAGTTCTCGATGAGAAGGTGATTACTGGCTATTTGATCAAACTAGCGGCTTTTCGCCATATCCGAGATTTACAACGGCAAGGTAGCGCTGAATTTCCATTTGCTTACTCGGTAAAGCGAGTCGATCAAGTGCTTAAATTCGCTTCCATCTGTCCGAACGTTGATACGGGTGAGCCAACTAAGCTTATGCCGTGGCAGAAATTCATTATGGCTATGCTAATTGGCTGGCGTAATGATGACGGTGGCAAGCGTTTTTCACGAGCAATTGTTTCAGTTGCACGTGGACAAGGTAAAACTTACCTTATGGCGATTATCACTGCCTACAGTTTTTTAATTGAGTCATTGGGACTATCTAACCAAGACTATTTAGTTTCTTCTATTAATTACAAGCAAACGAGTAAGATTCTGGGCTACATTAAGTCAATGCTTGCCAAGATTGCAACGATTGAACCATTTAAAACACTAATTAAAGATAGTGGATTAGATACTCGGACATTGTCTTCACAAGCAGATCAAGTCACAATGAGCAAGACTAATAATAAGCTACGGGCAATCAGCCATGAAGCCGGTCAGTACGACTCGTTTCACTTTACAACTGCTATTTTTGATGAAATTGGTGAAGTAAAGACGCGACAAAAGATTTCTAAAATTGTATCAGGGCAAGTTAAAGTGCGTAATAAGCAATTTATTCAAATTTCAACGGCATATCCCAATCCGACTGTGCCATTCCATGATGATGAACGTATGATTCAACAAGCGATGGAACAGGATTACTTGCGCGATGCTGATACATATTTGGGGCTTATTTGGTCGCAGGACAATCTTGATGAAACTTATAAGCCTGATATGTGGGTTAAAAGTAATCCGTTACTAGATTTACCGAGCCAACGAGAAGTGTTGCTGAACGGCTTGACAGATAAGCGTGATTCTGACGCTTTGTCGGGCACACTCAACGATTTCCAAAATAAAAACCTTAACTTGTGGCTAGAGCAATCGGCCGACAGCTTCTTGAAGTTGCCTGACGTTGAGCGAGCTATTATATCATCATTTAGTTTTGATGATCGGCAAGTTTATATTGGCTTTGACTACTCGATGTTTAGTGATAACACGGCACTAGCGTTTGTATTCCCTTATCGTGATAATAATGACAAACCACGATGGTTTATTTATCAGCATAGCTTTATTCCTTGGCAGAAAGCTGGTTCGATTGAAGCTAAAGAGAAGCAAGACGGTATTAATTATCGGAACTTAGCTAAAAAAGGATTTTGTACAATTAGTAGCCATCCGCAAGGACTAATCAATGACGAGCAAGTTTATCAATGGTTACTTAACTTTGTTGAGCGGCATCGACTGGAAGTTGTTTTCTTTGGTTATGACGCGTGGGGACTAACGCCTACAATCAAGCAGCTAGATTTGAACTCAGGATGGCCATTGCAAGCAATTCGGCAGCGGACTAGCGAATTGAAAGATCCAACTAAGTTTTTGCAGACAATGTTCGTTGAAGGCTCGGTAGACCGCTTTGATGATCGAATTATGGAAAAGGCATTGCTAAATGCTGAAATTTATGAAGACAAAATCGGTATTCAAGTCGATAAAGCTAAGGCTACATTGAAGATTGATGTGGTGGACGCGTTAATTGATGCCTTATTCCAAGCCATGTATCACTTTGAAGACTTTTCAGATGTAAACAATCCTGATAAACAGGTCGAACGCATGAGTGAAAAACAAGTTCTTGAATGGTTTAATAACCCAGAATCAGGATTGCTAGGAGATGATATTAATGATTTTTAAGCAATTTTTTGCAACTGTTTGGCATTATTTTGATGTGCTGTGTTTTATTCTAGGCGTGATTGCTGGGGTATATGCAGCCTTTTTATTTGGGCAGGCACAGGGCGTTCTAGCAATTGCTGTAGCTTTGTTTTTAGTTGGCTGGCTTTCGGAAGTCGTAACAGCTGGCCAAAAAGGAGGTGATTGATAATGCCATTTTTTGAACCACCAACGGCAAAAAATAATTCGGTTAGTATTCAAAGTATACCGGTAGACGACGATAATATTGTTAATTTCCTGTCGCCATCTGGAAATAATGAATATGTTAGCGCCGAAGATGCTTTGGAAAATTCAGATATTTACTCAGCGGTTAACCAAATATCTGGAGACTTAGCCACGGTACAATTAATGGCCAATATGCCACGAGCGCAAGGAATTCTAAACAATCCTAGCACGACAGCTAATGGGCACACGTTTTGGCAGTCGATGTATTCACAACTATTATTGGGTGGCGAATGTTTCGCGTACCGTTGGCGTAATCCCAATGGCTTAGATCTACGTTGGGAATATCTACGGCCAAGCCAAGTGCAAACTTATAAATTAGATGATGGCAGTGGTTTAACCTATACAGTTACGTTTGATGAGCCTAATTTGGGTGTGCTTCAATATGTACCACAGTCTGACATGATTCATATTCGCTGGGCTAGTACCGATGGCGGTATGACGGGTAACAGTCCATTGAAAGCATTATCGAATGAGTTACAAGTCAAGAGCTCATCTAACAGTTTAACGTTGGCTGCACTAGCACGTTCAATTAGTGCTCCTGGCGTGTTATCTATTCAGCATGGTGGACTGTTAAGCGAGAAGATGAAGGCCAGCCGATCACGTAACTTCATGAAACAGGTGAACAAATCAAACGGTGGCCCGGTAGTTATTGATCAACTTGAAGATTACAAGCCACTAGAAATGAAAGCCGATGTTACCAAGCTGTTAAGCCAAACAGATTGGACGAGCAAACAAATTGCTAAAGTTTTCGGCATTCCTGATAGCTATTTGAATGGCCAAGGTGACCAACAAAGTAATATTGACCAAATCAAAGGTATGTACACTAATGCCCTTAATCGCTATTTACAGGCGATTTTAGCTGAACTGGATAATAAGCTTAATGCTAAGATTACGGCTAATATACGGACCGCTGTGGACCCGCTGGGTGACTCATTTGCGGCCACCCTATCAGGGCTAGCTAAAGATGGCACGATTGCTAATAATCAAGCAACTTGGGTTTTACAACAAACGGGCTACTTCCCAGATGGAATGCCGGCGGCTGAAAAGTCACCAACACAACAAGTTGTGATTCAATCAGGAAAAGGAGGTGATAATAATGACAAAGAAAGTGATGATTAAAGGCGACATTGTTGATGATCAAACAGCCAGTTTCTATCAGTTTTTTGGAATGCCGGCAGTATCACCTTCGAGTGTAGCTAGTGTTTTAAACGACGACAGTGATGATGAAGCACTTGAAGTTGATATTGCTTCCAATGGTGGCGATGTTTTCGCAGCTAGTGAAATCTACACTATGCTAAAGAACTATACAGGTAATGTCACGGTTAATATTCAAGGCTTAGCAGCTAGTGCAGCAAGTGTGGTTGCCATGGCTGGTGATAAGGTGTCTATTTCACCAACTGCTCAGATTATGATCCATAAAGCCTGGTCACAGCCAGCAGGTAATGCTGACGATCTCGAACATGAAGCTAGCATTTTAAACGGCATTGATCAATCGATTGCGAGTGCCTATGAAGCTAAAACTGGCATGGATCAAGCTGACTTGCTACAGCTAATGGCAAATGAAACATGGTTGACCGCTAGCGATGCCGTTGATAAAGGCTTCGCTGACGAAATTATGTTTGCCGATGACAAACAATTGCAACCGGTAAACGCTATTTCACATATTCCACCTAAGTCAGCAGTTAATAAACTGCTTAACTTAATTTACAAAGCAGACAAGGCTAATCCTAAGCCTGCTGAACAAAAAAATACTACTAATAGTCAATATGCTGAATTACGAAACAGCAAATTGGCTATTTTATTTGGGAAAAATCAAAAGGAGGCCAACTAATGGCTAATATCAACACAATGAATGATGCTTGGATTGCCCAAGGGCAAAAGGTATCAGACTTGAACGACAAGTTAAACGCTGCTGTCCTTGATGACAGCTTTGATCAAGAAAAATTTAAAGCAATGAAACAAGATCGCGACAATGCGGTTGCTCGGCGTGACGCTTTACATGAACAATTGGAAGAAGAACGCAAGGCTCAAGAAATTGCCAATATGGATGATAAGGATAAGACCAGACTTGATGATGATGAAGAAGACATCAAAGCTAAGTTCATTAAGAACTTCAAAGGCATGATTAAGGGCGATCCGAAAGTTATGAACTTGGTAACTTCTTCTACCGACGAAGCTGGCGATGCAATTGGTTTGACTATTCCTCAAGATATTCAAACGGCAATTAATACGCTGGTTCGCCAATACGATTCATTACAGCAGTATGTTAATCGAGAAGCTGTTACAACTCAAACTGGGTCACGAGTTTACGAAAAGTGGACTGACGTGACAGCTTTAGCTGATTTAGATGATGAAACAGCCACTATTGGTGACAACGATGACCCACGTTTGTCCATTATCAAATACACAATCCATCGTTATTCTGGCATTACCACGGCTACTAATTCGTTGCTCAAAGACACTGCTGATAATATTCTAGCTTGGTTATCACAATGGATTGCCAAGAAAGTTGTCGTTACCCGCAACGCTAAGATCATCGAAGCCATGAACAACGCGCCAAAGAAGCCAACCTTAGCTAAGTTTGATGACATTATTACGATGATTAATACTGCTGTTGATCCTGCCATTAAGTCTACGTCGTTCTTAATGACGAATACGTCGGGTTTCAATGTGCTTTCCGAGGTTAAGGATGCTATGGGGCGTTACCTACTGCAACCCGATCCAACACAACCTGATCGGTATTTAATTCGTGGTAAGCGGATTGTGGAGGTAGCTGACAAGTGGTTACCCAATGCTGGGACAGCAGCGGCACCAGTTTATCCATTGTATTATGGTGACTTATCACAAGCGGTTACTTTATTTGACCGAGAAAATGCGTCATTGTTAACGACTAATATCGGAGCTGGCGCCTTTGAAAAGGATCAAACTAAGATTCGTGTAATTGATCGCTTTGATGTTGAAGCGACTGATACAGAAGCCTTTGTTGCCGGTTCGTTCAGTAAGATTGCTGATCAAACGGCTAACTTTGCGGCGAGCGCTGCTACAACGACTGACGGTAAGTAATTAGCCAACTATGTCGCCAATAAATACACAGTACAGTGACAATCTGGGCGGCTAAGTAAGGATGTGATTTAAGTGGCAGCTGATTTAGAAACATTGAAATCATCTTTGCGAATTGATGGCGATGATGATGACGAGCTGCTAAATGGCTACTTATCGGCAGCCACTAGCTACATTAAACAGGCCATTGGGGACGACAATAGCGTTCTAGGGTTCTATGAAATGGAAGACGTGAAAGACTTGTTTGAAACTGCTGTTTACGCCTTAGCTGGTTCATATTGGACTTATCGAACATCGATTACAGCCATCACTGTTAATCCAGTTGATCTAGTCGTGGACTCAATCATTGGTCAACTCAGAGGGTTGTACAGCCAAAAGCAATATGAGGTAGGGACAAATGACGAAAGCAATTAATCCTGCACGAATGAATTTTAGATTGGAGTTTGGAACTCAGGCAGCTACTGGAAAAGTTAACCCTAATACGGGTAATCCCATTACTGATTTTGTCCCTCAATTCAGTTTGTACGCTGGTGAATGGTCATTGTCGTTTCAGCAAAGGTTAGCGTTAAATGGCGACACCTCACAACAGAATGCCGTTTACTTTGTGCGCCATAATCGAAAAATAGCTACCGGCATGCAATTGCGACGCAATCATCAGGATGTTTACCAGATTGATGATGTGGCTTACGATGATGGTTTGCCACCAGATGGTTTTGACCTCATAACTTGTCATAAGGTGGTGATTGAGCGTGGCGAATGAGATTAAACATGCAGACTCATTTGAACATATTTTAGATACTATGGCGGAAGGATTTGGACGTGAAGAGAAGGTTAAAGCTAATGCAGCTGGAGCAGATCAGTTCATTAAAATTATGAAGCCTAAGATTCCTGTGGGCAAACTACGCAAGGTACATGGTCATGCTGAAAAAGCGCATCTACGTGATTCATTAATTGCTGTAGATCATCCTAATGGCTCAGTTAACGTTGGCTTTACAGCCAAAGGTGAAAAAGGGTACATTGCACGTTTTCAAAATGATGGCTGGGACGTCGTTGACCGTAATGGTTCCAAACACAGCCATGTTTCCGGGAAACACTTTTGGGAGACTACTCAGCGTGAAGCAAAAGGCCAAGTTGGCAAGGCGGTTGTTGAACAATTAAAGACTGCTATGGACAAGAAGGTGGGCAAGTGACACCGGTAGCTTTTATTAGAAGCATAATTGTTTCAAATATTAATGAAATACCAGAACTAGCTGTGGAGCATATCCATAGCTTTTTTATTCCAACTAACGATACTTCAACTGACGAGCCGCTTGTAGTAGTCAGCGGATTACCTGAACGTAGTCAAGATTATGGCAACGGGATTCCATTCCAATCAACGAAGCAAGTTCAGATACAGCTGTATTATCCTAAAGATTACTTGGGCGATATGGATGCCATCGAAGCCGGGTTAAAACAAGTGCTATTGGCTAATGATATTCGTTGCTATAGCGATGCCGGTCAGACGTTAACACCAGATTCAGAAAGTATTACGAACACTTTGAAATTTAATTATATAAAGGAGGCCATTTAAATGGCAACATTAGGTTTAAACATGTTATACACCGGTATTAAAGCCGATGACGGGGCAACGGTTATTGATGCAGATAAGGGATTGGCGGCCGCTGGGGTATACCCCATTGATACTAGCAAAGCAAACGGTAACTTGGGTACTAAGACTGCTAACATTACCGGGCTATCTGGGACGGTTTCTAAGATCACTGGCAACAATGAAGTTGTGGACGTTTCTAATCCACCTTCGGCACCGTCAGTGGCAATCGACGCAAATGAAATTAATTTCATCGTCAAGCAAAAACTATTAGGCCGGGTATCAGATGGTAAAGGCGGTTACATTGATTCTGATACACCCGTTGAAGCTGGTCTTATTATTGAGTCACGTTCACCAGTGACACGTACTGCTGTTTATTTCTGCTTTGGTCGTGGGATTTTTAACGAAGCTGGTCAGAACATTCAAACAAACACGGATACGGCTGAAACTCGTGAAGATGATAATTTGACATTTACCGCCTTGAACTATGATAAATTCAGCGGCCAACCATACAAGGTATATGCTGAGTCGGATCCTAAATTTGATAAGCAAGCGATGTTTGACGCTGTATTCCCTGGACAAACGTTTTATAAAAACGCGAGTAACGGAACCAGTGGTCACTAAAGCTACAACTGATACAGGATCACAGACTAGTAAAACTGATAGTGACTCATCTGGGCCAACCGGTAATAAATGATAATTATGGTCGCCTAAAATAAATTAACAATACCGCTAGGGGCGGCTTTTAAACATGCTGAGAAGCGCATTCTAAGCACGGGTTCACAATAAATGCTGATAAACAATACACAAAGGGGCATATAAATAATGGCAAAAGCAGTTAAATTTGATGGCAAGAAAATTGGGACGGGCACGCAGTATACGTTGATTGATAGTGGTCAAAATGTTGAAAAAATGGCCGAAGCATATAAGAAGTTCATCAAGACTACTGAAGAAACCGAGGACAGCATTACAGGTGTAGTCGAATTAACACCTAAGCTTGCAAAGGTTGTGGCTGAAACGACCTGTGATTTATTGGAATTAAACGCTTCACAAAAGAAACGTGTCATGTCCATGGAATTTTCGGTTAGCGACGAATACGACTTCTTTAATGACTGTTTAAAACAATTCTTGGGAGTAGAATTACCATCTGTAGGCAACAGCAGTGATCAGGAAGAGGATGAAGACCCAAAATTGCCAAAGCCAGAATGATTTGGCAACTTGATAATTTTATTCAGGATATTGATTACATCGCTAATCAATTGATTTCACAAGGTATATTGCCTAGTGACTTTTATCAAAGCTCATTTAGTGAAATGCAAACAGCATTGAATGCCAAGTCACGTAAAGACCGTGTTCAAGATCCGCTCGAATTAGCACGTCAAATTGGTGCGTTGTAAAGGAGGCAAAGTATGGCAACAGAGAAAATTCAAGGCTACGAATTCGCAATTAACATGGACGATGGTGGCATGACTCGCACGTTGCGAGAAATAAAGAATGAAGCAAAATTACTAAAATCTGGTATGCAAGCTAACTTTGCTGAAATCCGCTCCGGTGAAGGCATTATGGCGGCTTATGCGGGTAAAGTCAAAGATGCTGGCCGAGCGATTGAAGCACAACGATTAGTAATTGAGCGGCTTAAGAGTGAACAAAATGGCTTAGACCAGACAACCCAAAAAGGCCGGGAAGCTTACGTTAAATATGAAAATCAGATCAACGCTGCCAAACGCTCAATCGCCAGTTTAGAGGGGCAACAAGAACGAGCACAGAAGTCACTTGATCTGCAAAAAAGTGGTGTCTTACAATTAAAAGATGCAACCGAAATATCAGCTAAAGTAACAGACTCATATGTAGCCAAACTAAAAGCCGAAGGCCACGAGTTTGAAGCTAACAAAGTCAAGGCTAGCGGGTTACATCAATCTTATAATGAACTTAACAAGCAACTAGAGGCTGAGCAAAGCAGACTGGATAAGATTGCGAGTGCTAGTGGTAACAGTTCTAAAGAGTTCAAAGAACAACAGATTAGGGTGAACGAATTAGGCACTAAAATTGCCCAAACTCGGACTAAGATGAAAGAGCTTGATGAGCAATTAAGCAAAAAGCCACAGTCGGGATTAACGTCAGTCATTAGCCAGCTAAATAGAGTAAACGAGCACGCAGATAAGGCCAATCATTTATTTGGCAAAATTCTGGGTGCTCATTTAGTTGCCAATGGTATTACGAGCGCTTTTCAATCAATCACTTCACATATTCACGAAGCTGTTAGCGCTGGTATGGAATACGAAAAAGAGCAACAAAAGATGACGGCCACCTGGTTGACTTTAACTGGTACGGTTGGTAAATCTAACGCAATGGTTAAAACAATCAACGACTTGTCTGTTAAGACTGGTCAAGCCGTAGATGTTGTTAACGAATTAGAACAAGGGTTTTATCATTTACATTCCAATAAAAAAGAATCAGATGAACTAACCAAATCCATGCTGAACATGTCGGATGCGGTTGGATTAGATAAACAACAGATACAAGCAGTTACGCAAGACATGGTTAACGGCCTGTCACGGGGAAAAGCCAATGCTGGTATGTTAAACCAAATTAGCCAGTATTTCCCGATGTTCCGTGAACAATTGGCCAAGTATGAATCTGGCTTAAAAAAGACGGGTGATACGGCTGCTTCAACAGGTAAAGGTGCTGCTAAAGCCGTAAGTGCCTATAACAAAAAAATGACCTTGATGTTTGAAGGAATGCATTATGGAACAAATAATAGTTTATCTGACCTAGAAACATATCGTCAAAAAGGTATTGTCAGCGCCCAGCAATTTACAGTTTTTAGCAAGCAAATTGCAAGTGGGCACAAAGTGACTAATGCAGAAATTAAGCAAGCTATTAAGGTTAACTCGCAATATGCTGCTCAACAAGAAACAAATGCCCAAAAGACTCACAAAAGTAGTAAGATAACAGTTGCTGATTTGAGTGAGATGGCTAAAGAAGGGAAAATATCTGCTAAAGATATTGAAAATACGTTTAATCAACTTGGATCTGGAAAATACGATAAAGCCGCCGACAACATGTTACATACGATGGTTGGTATGGAACGTACGATCAAGGCACGTGTTCCAGCCTTAATCGGTGACATTGAAAAGCCAATTTTAACAGCTCAAAATCCAATATATGGCGCAGTTTCAAAATGGGTATCTGATAAACGGACTGACAAGGAGTTTAATAAGGTCGGTGTAGCGGCAGAAAAAGGTATTAGTACGATTACTAAAGCCTTTGCTAAAGCTTTTGATGTCAAGTCGGCACCAAAAGCAATGAATGATGTAATGGATAACTTGGCCAAGGGTGTCACCAAAGCTTCTGACTCCATTGCCAAAAATGCTCCGGAAATTGTTAATTTCTTCAAAACTGTCAAAAACTTGGGTGGCCTGGGCTTTGAAACGTTAATTGAATCGCTTAAAATAACCAATGCACTTTTAAAACCATTACTCAGTATGGTTGGTGGGCATACAGAAACCATCGCAAAATTTGGAGCAGCATGGTGGTTAACAAGTAAAGCCGTCAAAGAGACTAGTTCAGTTCTGTCAACTTTTAAAAAAATCAGTGATACTGTTAGCTGGGCTGAAAAAGTTCTAGGGATTAAACAAGAAACTAAGGCTTTAGAAGAACAAAACGCGGTTCTTAAAACTAATGCTGAACTAAGTACGGCCAGTGAAGAAAATATTGGAACTGGTTATCGGAAAGTTAAAGGTAGAAAGGCTGGGAATATAGGCGCTGATTTAAGCTCTATATCAGTTGAAGCGGAAAACACTGAAAAAATTGCTAAAAGCAGTAAATGGTCATTGTTAGGAGGAACGATTGGTACAAGGATTATCAATGGTGCTGGATTAGCCATGACTGCTTGGGACGCTGGTAGTAGCATCGCTAAAGCAGTTAGCTCCGGTAAGGCGTCTGATAAATATAAAGCAACTGGTAAAACAGCTGGAACACTTATTGGGGGCGGCATTGGAGCAGCCCTCGGAAGTGTTATTCCAGGAGCAGGAACAGCTGCGGGAGCAATGTTAGGAGCAAGCATTGGTGATGGTGTTGGTGGTACTAAAACTGCAAATACGATTGTTAAAAGAATTAGTGATGCGCTAAAAGGGAAGACCATTGAAGCCCCAAAGATTAAGGCAGAGTCCACTAAGCGCTCGCTGAGTGATCTAGGTAAGGCATATAGTTCTTATTATTCTAAAAAGCAGAAGCAAGATTTAAATGATGTGAACGTACTTCATAAAGCAGGTATGTTAACCGATGCAGAATATAAAAAGCAATTAGCTTCAATTAAAAAGAATGATAGTGAGACAAACCGTTTTGAAAAAATGTCAGCTTCTGATCGTAATGCTATTGCGAAGTATTATGCGCAGCAAAAAGCCAGTATTATTAGTAAATGGAATGCTAGCGAGAGAAAAACTAGTTCTAGTTGGGATGCTAAAATAGCATCTGACGAACGACGGTTTGGTGCCAACTCGATTATTGTTCAGAAAGACATGTCTAAAAAGAAAGCAGCTATTAAGGCTGAAGAAAACAAAAAGTCAGCCGCTCTTGATAAACTCCGGATTAAAAGTGCAACGGAAACTACTGCACAAGAAGCCCGCTTACACACAACTTTAACGGGAAAGATAAAGTCAGCTGCTAATAAACAGAATGATATTTTGAGGAATCTTGCCAAAAGTAAAGGGAAAATCACCCGTGAACAAGCAAATGATGCTATTTCACAGTCGAATAAAGAGTACAAAAAGACAGTCTCACTGGCAGATCAAGAATACAAAGACCGTGTTTCTGCGGCTGAAAAGCAACACAATAAGGTTGTAAAAGCAGCTGAAAGACAAGCTAGCGAGGCTATCAGTCAAGCAAAGAGCCAGTATAGTAAAACAGTTGATGCAGCTAAAAATCAATACTCCGGGAACTCTAAATATGCCGAGAAACAACGTGCAGCTATTATTAATAAAGCTAAGGATCAAAAGCAAAAGACGATTGACAACGCCTTAGAGCAGGAAAATAAAACTGAGCAACATGCGGACCGTCAATACAAGCACACTACTGATGACGCAGATAAGCAAAGATCACAAGTTGTTAAACATGCTAAGGATCAAAACAGTTCGGTAGTTGATCAGGCCAATTCACAGTCAAAAGGGGTTTTAGGGCATGCTGTTAAGCAAGCTAACGGCTCCATGAAGGCTGCTGACAAACAAGGTTCCGGTATCCATAGTATTTGGAAAAATATTACTAGTTTCTTTAGTAATTTAGTTAAAGGATTTGGTATTAAACCAATCAATGTTGGTGCTTATCCATCAGGTTATACTCCAGTAACGATGGGAGCTTATGCTTCCGGCGGTATTGTTGGCACTGCTAGAGCTTTAGTTGGCGAAGGCGGCGTTGAGGCTAAAATTGATAGAGACAATGGAAAAGTGTCATTTCTAGGTATGAATGGTGCTGAAGTGGTCAATGTTAAACCTGGCGATCAGATTCTTAATGCTGGTGATACTGCTAAGCTTTTCAACGGTGGACTAGGGCATACGCTTCCTGGCTATGCTAAAGGTACTATTGATATCGCATCGTTTTTAAAGAAAATTAAGAGCGGTGCTACTTCTATCTTAGATAGCGTTAGTGATAAAGCAATGGATGCATTATCTAAGATAACTCACCCATTGAAGACTTTAAAGTCAATGGCTTTAAAGACATTTGATCCGACCAAAACTCCGGGAGTCGGTTCAATCGGTCACGATTTAGGCAAAGGGCTAGTTGACCGCGCTTTAAAGGGATTTGCGAAAGCCATTTCTGATTTAGCTGACAACTTCGGTGGAGGAGTTGGCAACATTAAGCTGTCCGGTAGTGTTGCTTCCCGTGCACGAGAATTGGCTAGAGCATTTAAACATGGCTATCTCGCTTCAAATAATGGTGGTATTGCCGGTGTTCTAGGAAACTGGGTTATCGAATCAAACTTGACCCCTACCGCCATTGATCCACTTGATCATGGTACTGGTTTGGGACAATGGACGTTCACTCGTGAAACAGCATTAAGAAGCTGGCTTAGAAAACATGGATATGCATGGGACTCAGCTGCTGGCCAAATTAATTACGCCCTTAACGAGCCCGGTGAGAGTGGTTTGTTAAAATCTGTTCTACGTATGACCAATCCAACAGAAGCCGCATATAAATTCTTTGCAACGTGGGAATCAGGCGGTGCTATGAACGGCACCGGTGGGCTTCGTGAAAGTCAGGCGTCAGCTGTTTATCGCTATATTAAAGGATTTGAGAATGGTGGTTTCGGAAACAAAGCGGGCGTTTACAAATTATTTGAAGGCAACCTGCCAGAAGCCATAGTTCCGATGGACTTATCTAAGCGATCACGGGCTTACCAAATTATGCAACAGATAATGGCTAAGTTCGGAGCTCAGGATGGCACTAATGTGATAAATACTGGTAATAACCAGATTGATTACGACGAAGCATTCAAACAGCGGGTTATAGCTTTACTAGATGCTTTGGTCACTGGCCAAGGAGATGTTAAAGCAGTTGTTGCCAACTCTGACGTGGTTAATGCGGTCAAGTCAAACACCAAGAAGACGTCACAATATAGTCAAATGATGGGGTATTAGCATTAATATCTCGAAGAGCCTTAGAAGGCTCTTTTTTACATAGTTAAGATTAAACAAGGATGGTGACATAATTGTCTGTTTTGAATAAAAATGATTTTGAATATGCTGGCTTAAATAGCCGCGATGATTTGCAAGCCATTATGGGAGCAGTAACACTGCCAAGTGCACCAGCCATGGGTGAACAAGCAACCGATATTCCCGCCATGTATGGCAATCAATTTAATGGCATGGACTACACCAGTCGTACGATCAGTATTCCAATAACTATTATCGCTCGTGGCAGTCAGGAAAAATACACTCAGATTATGCATAATTTGAGTGGCTTATTGCTAAGCGATGATCCAAGTGATAATGGCAAGGAGTATCCTTTAGTCTTTGGCTTTGAACCCAAAGTGACTTACTGGGGGCATATTACTGCGATTAGTGACCCACAGTTCATTAACCAGGGGGCTTGGGACGCTACACTAACCATTACTTTTGTCCAGTCTGATCCCCGAGCAACCCTGCCACAGGTTGAAATACCCTTAAAGAACGGACTAAATACAATTACCGTTGATGGGACTGCTAGAACAGAGACAGTTATTCAGGTCATCCCTAAGCGGGATTTAAAGTACATTGGTTTTAGCTTGAATGGCGGCCAATTTGGTTTAGGGCCAGAATCGCCAACAGACCAAGCAACTGCTGTCCAACCATATACGAAGGTTGTTGATGATACCTTAGGTACGATGGCAATGTGGACGAACGATGCCAATGCCATTAGTAATATGAAAACTGGTGAAACATACACGTATCAAGGCCACAGTGAGATTAAGACTGCGACTAATGTAATGCGACCGGCTGTAACTAGCGCTGGGTATGACTTTGGTACAATTCCCACAACCGGAGAAGACCGATGGTATGGCCCCGCATATCGTTATACTGGCATGACAAACTCACTGACTGACTGGCGAGTGCGAACGGGTATTCATCAATTCAAGTATAGTGGTACGCATAATGGTCGCGCGATGGGGCGTGTTGAAGTCTTACTATTAGACCCTAACGGTAATACTATTGGCCGCTTTGGTATGCGTGACATGGCCTACGGTGCTAAGCCTATGGCTAGGTTACAAATATGTGAACCTGGCTCAACCTTGGAGTATGGAGATCGATACACTGACCTGTATTATGGCTCTGGCCCATCTGGTTCATTTACCAACCAGCCAGACCAAAAGATTAAAATTAAGACTGGCACCACTACTAGAACAGTCACCAAGACAAGCAGAGGTAAAAATGGCAAGGTAACTAAGAAGACAGTTAAAGAGAATGTTGATACCTATACAACGGTAGTTAATAAAGAAGAAGATTCAGCGTTAGCTGGTGCATGGTTAATGCTTGATATTACTAAGCGTGGTCAAGTGTTCACGTGGAGCATTACTCAGTATTCAACTAAGACAGGCCAGCCATTTCTTGATCCCAATATCCATATGTTGGTTCATGGCACCTTTGTTGATACTCAAAATAAGTACCAATCTGCTTTAGGTGGGATTGGCTCCGTATTTCTGAAACACCCGATTAGTGAAGACACTTATAAAATACCTTATCGTAACCCGTTTATGTCAATGACTGACCTACAAATTTGGAAAGTTAATAAGGTTGATTCAACTAAGCCAACATATATTGCTGGTGCTGGTGAAGAAATTGTGATGGATTGTGAAACAGATACTATTACTGTTAATGGCAAGCTAGTATCACCGGTATGGTCAACTGATTTTCCTAAGCTGAAACCCGGAGTTAATGGGCTGTCTATGATTGGTGACTTAGATGACGCTCAAATGGCCCTTAAATATCTACCCAGATTACTCTAGCAACACTTAAAAGCTTCCCATTAAGGGTGGCCTTTTTTATATAACTAAAATAAGGAGGTTAACAGATGGCTTTAAATAACCAGTATTTAATCCTAGATTCGAATTTAAAGCGGATTGGTACCCTGACCGTGGATGGAGCCACTAAGTTTTCTAATGACAATATTAAGATGCAACTAGCCGATGCTGACACAACTAGTACCAGTTATGACGATGATGTTAATGTTGGGACTCAAGATAACTTTAACGGCACCATCAACCTAAATGCGCAATCTAAAAAGTTTGACCACCAAGGCCAACTAGACGTGCTTCAAGGCCAGCCTGATTCAGACAAGGTAGTTGCCGGTAACAATCTCGCCTATTATGACGAGCTATCAGATCATTGGTATGTCATGCGCATATACAGTGTGGAAGAGAACAATACCGCTGCTGTTAAGCATGTCACAACGGCTAACTTTACCAACTTATGCCTGTATACACTAGCTCATCATTATCCGGTAGCAATTACTGCTGGTGCAAGCTCGATCCAAACAGCCTTTAACCAGTGCTTTAACGCGACTGGCTGGGAACTAGACTATCAGACTACTAATGTGATGACCCCGGCAATCACTATTGATGGCAAAACTAAGGCTAGCACGCTAGTTCAGACACTTATTCAAACCTACAATGTTGAGATTGACCCTTATGTTGAGATTGATAGTCAAGGCAACATCACGAAAAAGGTATGTGTTATTACTGACCAGCTTAACAATGATGTAGTCTATAACGAGGCTGTGTTTGGTAAGAACATGACTAGCTTAAAGCGAACAACGGTGTCAAACCCAATCACTAAGCTTATCCCTTATGGTGCTAACAGTAACACAATTGCGCTAGTCAATGATGGTAAGCCCTACATTGTTGATGATGAAGCCAACCGAGCATATAACCCTGACTGGCAAGCTGGTTTGTACTATGAGGGGGTTGTTACAGCTAACTCAATTGAAGACCCGGCTGGTCTTAAAGCCTGGGCTGAGGAAATGCTACAGTTATACAACCACCCGCGGACGTACTATGAGGTGAATGTAACACCCAACTTTAATCCACCATTAGGCGCCACGATTAGGTTTAAAGATAAGTTAATCAAGCCGGCATTAGATGCCAGTGGCCGAGTCATTCAACGGACAATTAGCTTTGCTAACCCTTATGGCAACACGGTCGGGTTTGGTGAATACGTCACGGTACCAGTTGCAACACCAGCATGGATGAAAGGCTATCAAAGTGCTATTAATGACGCACTTGAAAAGGCAAAAGAGGACGCTAGCTCTATTAAGCCGGTTGCATTGACGCCAGATGGTAATAACTTTACTACGGTTAACCAGACTAAGCGCTTAATCTTACAAGCTTGGGAGGGAAACACTAACATTTCAGCTTATATTGATAATAAGGGCTTTATTTGGCACCGCTATAACACCGATGGCTCTATTGACACTAACTTTAATCAAACTGGTTATCTAGTTAATGCGGCCTATAACGATGTTGGTACCTTGCATGGGACGATTGAGACCCGTTATATTCAAGATGAACCAGAGATTAAGTTACAAACTAGTGATATTCGCAGCTTGGGTAGTTTTAGTCCAGACGACAGCGCACTAGGAGTAACTGAGGCGACACAATATATGTGTCCTTTGAGCAACGGTCAATATATAACTAGCCGGGCAATTAATCAAAGTACAACCGGTGATACCATGTTTGTCTTGCATGATACTAACTTCAATCCAATTAGTAAGATGGTTGTTTCACACGGTGGTCATGGTTCGAGTTTCTCAGTTGAAGAAGTAGATAATACCGTCTATATCTGGTCAGCTACTAAGCCTAACCTTAATGTTAACGAGTATGCAGTTAGTCGCATTCCATATATCCCGAATGTAACGTTGAGCAATGATGATGCACGTATCACACGTTTCTGTACTGTTGACCGGTATATCAGAGTAAGTGTGGACTTCAAACACGGGTACGTGCTGTGTGGGTATGTGAACGGTAAACACGATGTGCTACAACTTGATGAGGTTAAGCAAGGCAATTATGACGTGCTATATAGCTTTGATGTTGCTAATTATGGGTTTGACGAGAACCAGCAAACCTACCAATCGCAAGGCATTGACTTTCCGTATGTGTACTTTAACTCAGGCGACTACAACATGAAGGATCCCCGCATGGTGTATGCCGTTAATGTTGTTCACGGCGGGCAAGAATTCGCCTCTAACTATTTACTGGATATGAATTTAGGGTTAACCGATGATGTTATTGAACCTGAAACATGCAACATTATCTATAGTCAGACTAACCAGCCGGAGTTATTGGCGACTTTCAATTGTCAATATCAAGGTGCTTTTTTAGAACGTGTCTTTGTAATACCAATTAAGGAACGTTTGCCAATGGCTACAATTAGCAATGATTAAGAAAGGAGGTTTATAAATGGCAGAATCTAATGCAACTCAGGTCATTCTAACCGATGATGGCCTTAAAATTATCAAGGCTCAAAGTACAGCTGATACTGCCGCTAGCCAAGCAGGAAATGCTGATAGCGCTGCTTTAATTGCACAGTCTACAGCGAATGCCGCTAAATCAGCCGCAGATAGCAATTACAACTACGCCAATTCAGAAATAGCCGTCCAGTCTAATGCTACTGCTAAGGCTCAAAGTACAGCTGACAATGCGTTTAGCCAAGCTCAGGCAGTTGGTATCCAAGCTAGTGCTGGGATAAGCAACAACTCTACAGCTACTGCTAAGGCTCAAAGTACAGCTGATAATGCGTTTAGCCAAGCGACTACAGCGATAGATAATGGTAAAGTAACTAGTCAAGCAGTGACAGACCTAAAAGACGGTTCCAAGCTAACGATCGCTGACCTAGAAAATGGACTAGCCACTAAGGTTGCTAACTCAGACTATGCTAGTTACAAGGTTCAGACAGCTAGCCAGATAGCGCAGAAAGTTGGCAATGGTACTTTCTCAGCCTATCAAACGACTACCGCTGACTTAATAGCCCAAAAGGTGGCTACTAGTGATTTTTCAGCCTATCAAGCTACAACCGCTAAGTCGATTGATAGTAAGGTGTCGTCTAACGACTTTAATACGTACAAGACACAGACTGCTGACTTGATTGATGACAAGGTTTCTAGTTCACAATATAGCTCTGACAAGACACAAACGGCTAGTCAAATAGCGGATAGGGTAAGTAATAGTGCTTTTTCAACTTATCAAACACAAACTGCTAGTCAGATAGCCCAGAAAGTTGATAATGGCACCTTCTCAGCTTACCAAACAACTACTGCTGACTTGATAGCCCAAAAGGTGGCTACTAGTGACTTCTCAGCCTACCAAGCTACAACTGCTAAGGAAATATCTAGCAAGGTTGAGTCTAGTGACTTCAAAACTTATCAAACACAAACTGCTGACATGATTGCTAGCAAGGTTTCTAAGAAAGACGCCAATAACGTCAATTTGATACCATATTCAAGCCACTTTACTACCCCACTTACTGGTTGGACGTTAATGGACTGGGGGGCAACTGACCGGAAACTATTAGTGACTACGCATAATTTCTATCAGAACGGCACCGGGGCACTGCTTTATTTAAATACAGCTCAAAATGGTACTGCTGCCGCTGGCTCAAATCGTTTTCCATTATCACCAAATACAACTTATACGTTCCAATTTAAAGCTTTTGCATCTTCTAATGTTGTCGGTGCAAACGTCTATTTGTTAACTAGGACTTATGGGTCTACTAATGATTACGATATCGTTCACGGACTGTTTACGAATTTGGTAACTTCTCCGTCACATATTGACCAGTATACGGTTACTTTCACAACTGGAGCTAATGATAACGAAGGCTATATTCGAGTTGACAACATCGGGTCTAATAATAGCGCTTCTTCTGGTTTATTCTTTACAGAGCTAAAACTAGAACTTGGTGGTGTGGCCACACCTTACGTATATGGTGGTCAAGACTCTATGATTTCTCAAATGTCTGATGATATTAACCTTAGAGTTACTAAAGATGGCTTGATTGACCAGATTAATATTCAGGCCGGTAATACCCTAATATCATCTAGTGGTCAACTAACGCTAGCTGCTGACACGATTTACTTTGATACTAAGAAGCCAGTTATAATTCCTAGCGCCAATATCACGGGGACACTAAATGGTAAAACGATCCATGGCGGTAATGTCATTAATGATGTTAATAATACTGCGAAGTTTTATCCAACAACAATATCTAGTGACGGTCATATCTATACGATGGGGTTTAATTCTGCTGATGCTATGCAAACAGATTTATCAACTGGGTCATTAACAACAAAATACCGTGCCACTAACACGACAAGCTCAAATAATCAATACGAGGCATATGATTCCACCATTCAGGCTGACCAGATTGTATTGCTTGCTGGTCACACAAATGGAAAAGATATGTCTTTCTCGCAATCATTGACTGGCGGTAATCAAGATGGATATGTGTTAATAAGTCCGCTTAATGGGATTACCTTACATGGAGATACTCAACAAATCACCTTTAACGGTACTTCTGACGATGTTACACCGAAGGGTATCATTATTACGCCCTACGGCAATATCAACCCTAATGGCACACAAAATATCTGGTATGTCGGTAATGGTCCAACTATGAAGACAGCCAGTTTTGGTATTGATGGCTCGGGTGCTAATAACATTCAATTCAATCGTTCTTTAGATATTGGCAACTTCAACATAAATACCTATCACACGATTACCAGTTCTGACAATGGCCCGATTCATTTTAACCGTGCCAATGGTAGCTCTGTTGATATATTCGCTGCTACGGTTAACTATACCTCACTAGTTAAATCGTCCCTGTTAAGCGTTAAGAAGGACGTTGAGAAGGCTGATACCGCCTATTGGGCGCAGCTAGTTAACTCAATTGATTTAGCCACTTATCAATACAAAACCGACGATAATACCAGTCATTTGCGATTATCTAGCATTGTTGACGACGTTAATGTAACAAAACAGTGGCAATTGCCAGATGTATTTATCAACCGTGATGAAGATGGCAAGTTAAATGGGGTGGATGACAGTGTGTTATTGAACGCCACTTTAGCCACGGTACAGGAACAACAGAAAGAAATTGACCAATTAAACGGTCACAATATGGAATTGGAAGCTAGATTAAACAAATTGGAGGCCAAATTAAATGGATAGTATTTTAATCACGAATTATAAACCAGATTACACGAACAATATTATGACAATCAGCATTCAAATTAACACGCTGGGTATTAGCTCACAGGTCAGTATTACCATGGATGACTTTAACACTGCTATTGCTGGAGGTGCTGGGGGCACTGATAGGGTTAAATTGAAGGTGTTGAACACACTGATTGACAGTCTGACCGCTTTAAAGCCGGTTACCACAACCACGACAACTACCACACAGGAGGCTTAATATATGAATATCGATGCACAGGCTTTGATTAACAAGCTGACGAGTAACTATGCCCAAGCGATTGCCCTTAAAGACCAGCAATTAGCGATGGCTCAAGTTCAAATTGACCAGCTCAATGCCAAGTTGGCCGAAAAGGAGGCACCTAAAGATGGCGAAAACGCTTAGTTTTACTGATACGTCCCCACAGACGGTTAAAATTGGCGATACCACCACTAGCTTTACGTTAATTTGTGGCGATGATAATGTGGCCACTGACTTAACTAATGTTACTTCAATTACCGTTAAACTGGGCAATACTAGTGGCTATCTTAAATCGGCCACAGTTGACCCGACTAGTTTAACTGACCCAACGACTGGACAAGTTACCGTTACCTTTAATGCTGACTTGATGACTAGTTTACCAGCTGGTAGCTATGCCATTGAAGTATGGGTGGTTGATAGTACCGGGACGTCAATCTACCCTAGTGATGGGTCAACTGGTTTTACCATTACTAATAACATTCAAAGTACCAATGGTAGCACGATTACCACGATTACTTTTGATGACTTTGTCAATAAATTTAATACTATTGCGGCCAACGCACTACCGGGAACAACTGACACTACTAACTTTCAGAAACGAAAAATTACTAACGATAACGGAAGTTATATTTTGAGCATTCCTAATGCAACTGGCGTTGATGTGACGAATAAATTACTTTCTTTACCAAGTGGTTTATACACCTGTTATATTCAGACCGGCGCAACAAACAACCCAAGTAACGATTCGCTAAGAGGGATTGTTTGGATTACTTCTGGTTATGGTGGTGGCATTTTTGGCACAAACACCACTGGCGGGTATAGCTCCTACCAATTGTTTATAGAGGGGACATCATTAACATGGAAGAAGCTAACCGCAACAGCAAACTAAATTAGGAGGTAGACAATTGAATAAACACAAGTTAAAGGCACTCATCTTAATGATGGGCGCCATTTTTATGGCCTTTTTAATGGTCAATGTTACCAGTCAGGCTTCAACTAGCCGGGAACAGGGGGTTGATTGGTCTAAGTATAACGGTAATAGTGGGACATTCGGCTATAGCACCGATAAGTTTGTATTCTCACAAGCAGGTGGCTTCTATGGTGGGACTAATATCCCTCAGACCACTTATGCCAGTCAAGTTAAATCGGCTCAACAGGCTGGTAAACGGGTACACACCTATTTGTGGGATGGTGTTGGTGGCAATATGACCAATGCCAAGGCGATGATGGCCTATTACTTGCCACGTATTAGGACGCCCAAGGGCAGCATTGTGGCGTTGGACTATGAGGACGGTGCTTCTAATAGCGTGACAGCCAATACTAATGTCATTCTAGCTCAGATGGCCCTCATTAAGGCGGCTGGTTATACCCCTGTGTTGTATTCCGGCAAAGCCTATTTAAACGCTCATGTTAACACTAGCGCCATTGTCAAAGCCTATGGTAATTGCCTGTGGCTAGCTGAGTATCCAGACTATCTGGTTAGAACTAGCCCTGATTACAACTATTTCCCGTCAATGGACGGCGTGGCTATCTTCCAATTCACTAGCATGTATAAGTCAGGTGGATTAGATGGCAATGTCGATTTAACGGGCATTACTAAATCAGGCTATACGACTGCTAGTAAGAAACAAGCTCAAACCAACGTTAAGCAGGCTCAGGCAGCTAAGAAGGCCAACTTTAAGGTCGTTAAATACAACCAGCGAGGGGTGTTCTATCCTAATCGGACACTAGCTGTTCGTTACACGGATTCAGATAAGGTAAGCCAAGTAGCCACCTATTACAAGGGTGAAAGTGTGACTTACAATGCGGTCATTATTGAACACGACTATGTATGGGCACGCTACACTCGTTCAAATGGCCTATACGCCTTCATCAAGTTAGGCGTCACTAATGGTCATGACTACGGGAAGCGAGTTACTGGTCAGCTGGTTAGTCATACGTATTACACAGTCAAGTCCGGTGACAGCTGGTGGACAATTGCACAACGCAACGGCCTGAGCATGACTACACTAGCTAGCCAGAATGGAAAGTCAATTTATACTACTATCTATCCTGGCCAGCGATTGGTGGTGCGGTAATGGCACAATACGACGATACAACCAAGTTATTAATGGATATTCAAAAGGATGTGGCCGCCACCAAAACAAAAGTTGAGAACATCGAAGAAAAATTGAATCAAGTTGACGATATTGGCGACAAAGCGGACAAGGCACTGGCCAAGTCCATCGAAGCTAGCCATCAAATTGACCGTGTGACAACCATTCAAAATTGGTTGATCGGTGTCTTGGTTAGTGGCGTGCTCGTCACGTTAGTTATTTACATCGCAGAAAAGTTCCTTTAGGAGGGAAAAACAATGACAAAATTTTTAAATGTAATTCAGGCAACACTCAAAGCTAACTACAAGAAGCCTGCTTATTGGGCCCAGATTATCGGGTCCGTGTTGATTATTGGCTTAGCTGTCGCAACGGTCTTCTTTGGTGTCAAGATTGACGCTAATGCAGTTGTATTAGTGATTACCGCCGTGGGGGCAATCCTAGCCTTTGTCGGGGTAATTACGGATAATTCTATTTTGGAAGATACCGGCAACACGATCAAGACCAAGTCGAGCACGTTAGCTTATACGGAACAAACGGTCGTGGAAGCTTTGGCGGAAGCTCAAGCTAAGATTGAAGCAGCTAACTCAGCGGCGGCTAGTCAAGCCGAAGCCCAAGCATCACAGGCAGTAGTGGCGGCTTACAGTCAAGCAGCTAGTGCGGCGGCAGTTGGTGACACGGCCACGGCTAGTTCAGCAGCCACTTTAGCGTCATCGCTAGCGGCTAATTTGGATACCAATGCGCAACCAAATGCCGAAACGACGTCAGAATCCGCCTCACAAGCAAGCTAAAAGTAGTATAATAATCGTGAACTGTTCTAGTCCCCCATGCTTCGGTGTGGGGGATCCTTTTATTAACAGAAACATACAAAAAGAACCAGCCAAGGCTGGTTCAAGGTTTAAATAAATAAAATGGGTGTTCTGCTCCCTAGGAATTAAGAAGGGAACAATAATGATTATACCTCAAAGTGGATAAATATCACAAGGAGTTATTAATATGTTTGTATAGACTACTTTCGGTATTGTAATATAAACTGACAAGCGTTATTATGTCCTTTGTCCTGTTATTAGTATCATGGCTTTCGAATTCCTCCAAGATTGTCAGCTAATGATGCCAGAGGTGATGAGGATAATCTTCTGCTTTGATGGGCGGAAGATTTTTTTATATTACTTACCCGTGTATTTGGTTAGTGCGATTTTAGTTTTAGCATAATTAGTTGTCAATATAGCTAATGAGACAACTACTAGGGTTTACAGAGTAGTAAGCAATAAGTATAATAATATCTGTCTCTAGATGATAGTTATAACTTGATTAATTCCCCTGCGCTTCGGCGTGGGGGATTTTTTATGTATTACCCGCCTAGGTGTAAGTGTGCTTTTTTGATTGATCCTAAAACCCTTATGGAATAAGGTGTCAAGGCACGTCTAAATATTTTTGGTGCACTTTTAAGTGAAAAAATCAGCATAATTTAGTATTTTTTAGCAAGAGTGCACCAAAAAGTGCACCATTATATATATCTATACAGTTTTAAAGCGATTATAAAAAACAAAAAACGTCGTCAATTCAACGATTGACGACGCTCTAGGTTGGTACTGATAATCAATTTAAGGAGAGTACAGGATTTGAACCTGCGCGCCGGTATTAGCCGGTTCGCCGGATTTCGAGTCCGGTGCATTACCACTCTGCCAACTCTCCAT